CGGGCGACGGCGTAGCGGACGATGCGGGGGGTGGGGTCGTCGCGGGTGGTGACGCGGCGGGACTGCTCCGTCAGCGATGCGGTCACGCCAGTCGCGATCGGGGTGTCGGTGTCCTGCTCATCGCCGTAGGCGTCCGTGGTGGTGCCGCGATAGACGGTGAGGGTGGTGGTGGCGACGGCTAGCACTGGCCACCCCCGAGGGGCTCCCAGCGCGGATCGTCATCGTCCGCGACCGCCGACGTCAGGTTCATCGTGCGCGGGATGCCGCCACTGCCGGAGCGTGGGCCGATCCGCAGGGCGCGCGTCCGCTTCCACGACAGGCGGTCGATACACCGCTTCGCCCAAGGCGACAGGATCAGCGCGTTGGCGTGGGCGAGCGTGCCGGACACCTGGTCCTGGTTGAAGTTCGACAGGTCGAGGTTGGTGAACACGTCAGGGTGCTGGGTGATCCACCCGGCCTGGTAGGCGACGGCCTGCTTCAGTAGGCGAAGGTTCTTCGGGGAGATGTTGCCCGCGTCGGAGGCGTCGGTGGTGGTGTCGGCGAGGACTTCGACGATGCCCTGTGCCTGCTGTACCTGCGCTGCGGTTGCGGTGAGTCCGGTGTAGAAGGTGACGTCTCCCGTGTTGGCCCATGCCATGTCAGGTCACCGCCCTGACGGACACCTCGTACACCCATTCGCCGTCGCGGACGGCGGTAAGACGGGCGTCGCCGCGCGTCTGGTGGCCGGCGTCGGCGGCTGCCACGAGGGTGGCTTGCCGGTAGGCGAGGTGCGTCTCCTCGTCCGGGCCGCCCAGTTCGGCGGGGAACGTCTGTTGGAAGACGCGGGTGGGGAGGACGGATTCGGGGCCGGAGAGCGGGGCAGGAACGGTGTCCGTGTCCGCAGGCTGGGCGCCTTCGATGACGCCTCCGGCCGGAGGCGTGTCCGCGGAGTCGGCGGTGGTGCTCTGCGCGTCGTGGTCGAGGAGCCGCTGCACCATGACGGCCTTCGCCGCCCGCGAGGACGGCAGGCCGCGGCGCGCGCACTCCGCCTGGAGTTCGCTCCCGCTCATCGCCTGGTAGTCCACGCCTGCTCCTGAAGTCGTTGTGCCGGGGCCGCCGGGGTGGCACCCACCAATCCCCGGCGGCGGTCCGAGCGGTCCGGCTAGTCGGTGATGCGCTCCAGAGCGGCGAAGGCGTTCTCGTTGCCCACCCCGAACGCCTTGCGGACGCGGAACTTCACCGCGGTGTCGTCGGTGGAGTCCTGGGCGCGCGCCTGGTCCACGAGCGACTGGGGCTGAGTGCGGTCGCCGCGCTTGAGGTACTGCCGGTTCCCGAAGAACAGCAGGTCGTTGCCGCCCGGGGAGCCGGAGTTCGTCGGGGACGTCTTGCATCCGCGGGACCAGGCGATCGGCACGTCGAACAGGGTGTCCGGGGTGCCCGCCGTGCCCTGGATGAAGATCGGGCGGCCCTGGCCGTCGGTGGCGAGACGCAGGGCGTCGCGCCAGCCGGGGGCGGCGATGACGAGGGAGTCGGCGAGCGACCAGAACTTGCTGGTCTCCACCTTGCGGAACGTGGTCGACAGCTTCTCGTACAGGCTGTTGCCGCCGCCGGACGCGGGGAAGGAGACGTTGTCGTCGTCCCACGTGGTGTAGTTCGCGTCCGCCGTGTAGGAGGTCGCGGAGTTCGTGGTGCGCAGCGCCTTGTACAGCGACGTGAACGGGACCGTGGTGCCGTTCTCCGTGCCGGTCACGCCGAGGCAGGCGTTGTCGAAGGTGTCCGCGTAGGAGACGGCCCAGTCCATGCCCTTGGTGCGGATCGTGTCGATCACGGAGTCGGCGTCGGAGAGGTCGTCCTCGTCGACGACGAACTGCGCGAGGAACCGGCGGGCCTGGAGGGTGATGTAGTCGTTCGCGTTCGTGTCGGCGGTGTACGTGGTACCGGCCGAGACGGTGAGGCCGCCGGAGCGGAGGATGCGCTTGGTGGCGGAGTTCATGGTGTGCGGTCGGGCGTGGCGCTCGATCGCGGAGTCCATGAGGACTCGGCCGATGACTTCGGAGTCCCACTCGATGGGAATCCAGTTGTCGATGATGTCGGTCGAGGAGGCGCCGGCGATGTGGTAGATCGGCCGGCCGTCCTTGCGGTAGCCGACGACCGAGCCGGGCTCGGGAAAGACGTGGATGGGTACGCGCGTGGGGCGCATGGCGACCTCAGAAAGGGGCAGGGGCTCACAGCCCGCACGGATGGTGGGTGCCCTACCTGGGCGGACTGTGAGCTGTCCCGCTCGTTCCTGCCGCGCGCCCGCTGGGGGTGCGCGTGTTAGCCGCGTAGTGCCCGCGCGGCGAGAGTTTCGGCCCATCCCTTGGGCTCCGGCTTCGGCGCGGGCTTGTCAGCCGTGTCCACCTTAGCTGCGGGTGCGCCGTTCTGGCCAGAACTGCCACCGTTGTTGGACGGAACGGCAGGGTTGCGGGTGCGCTTGGCCGGGGTGAAGCCCTCCGGGAAGAGGTCCTTGACGCGGCCGACGCGCTCCGCGAGATCCTCGGGGTCGTCGGCGTCGGCTCCGTCGAGGTCCGACAGCGGCATGATCAGGTCGAGGCGGGTGCCGTTCCAGCCCGCCTCTGACAGGGCGCCAAGGAAAGACGTGGCGAGCTTCTTCGCCCCCCGCATGCCCTCGATCTTCGCCTCGGCGACCGCCCTGTCCACCTGCTTCTGCGACAGGCCCTGCGGCTGCCCGTCGCCCGCCGGGGGTGCGGCAGGCTCCGGCTCGGGCGCCGGGTCCGGGTCGGCCTTGAGACCGGTCTTCGGGTCGATGCCGTACTGCTTCAGGTACTTGCGGCGCGCGGCTGCCTCACCGGAGGCGGTCTTCAGCTTCGCCAGCGTCGCCTCGTACTCCTCCCGGGACGGCGGCTGCCAGTCGTCCGCCGGGTCACCGCCGGGCTCCGGCTCGGGGTCGGCGGCCGGTTCCGGCGCCGGGTCGTCACCGCCGTCGGCGTAGCAGACGAACGGGCTGGAGTACGGGTGCGACCAGCCGGATGCCACCACGCGACGGCGGTGACGGGCGAGGGTCTTGGGTGCCATCTGGATCTCCTTCATGTACGGCCCGCCACGGTCGCGGCGGCCTCTCTCCTCACGCGCGCGGACAGGCCGCGGCGCGCGAGCAGGGCTTGAGCTGCCCGGCGTCGGGCGGCCCGGGACTCGGACGGACGCCCCCGCCCGGCGGCGATGGCGCGTAGCGCCTGGTCCTGGAGCAGCGCGGGCAGGCTGCCGGGGCCGGTGTCCCAGTCGGGCAGCCACGGCACAGCGCGGCAGCGGCAGTTCGGGTGAGCTGGCGGCCCGTCGAGGGCGGCCGCGCGGTTACTGCGGGAGTGGGGGTCCATGGACAGGCCGCCGGGGAAGCGGCCGTCGGCGGTGGAGATGTGTCCGGCGTAGGCGAGGCAGATCACGCACGCGTCCGGCTCACTGATCCACAGCAGGCGGGCCCCGTAGTGGTCGGCGGCCTGTGCGGCACCGCCGTTGACGGCGCGATGGATGGCCCACGCGATCGTCCGCCGGACCATGGCCGCCGCCCGCCGGGCCGCGGCAACGCCGAGGACGACGCCCCGCCAGCCCGTGCCCGAGACGGTGCGCGGCGACAGGAGGCGTGCCGCGAGACGGAGTTGGTCGCCGACTGCCTGCGCGAGCGCGGCGGCTGCGCGAGCTGCGTCCTCTGGTACGCCGACATCGGGCACTGCATGCCGACGGCCCGTTGCGCGGGTGAGGAACCCGGCGGCGTGCCGGGCGCCGAGCTGGGACGCATCGAGCAGCGCCTGCTCCAAAGCATGCTGCGAGCGCGCACCCAGCCTTCGTGACGCCCGCTCGACGTCCGCCCGCACACCGGCCAGAAGACTGGCCAGCTTCACGCCCGCACCCATGGCGGTGAGCGCCCCGAACGCGGCCACCCAAGCCCCCAGCGCCACCGTGACCAAGCCGGCGAGTTCCGCGCCTGCGCCATCGTCAGCCTGTGTGGCGACCTGTTCTTCCAGGGCGGCGGCCTCGGCGGCCTGCTGCTCCTGCACCAGGTCGGCGAGCTGCTGCGGGGTAGCGGGGGCGGCCATCAGCGGTTGGCCTCACTGTCCCCGAGTGTCGCGGCGGCGCCGAGGACCTGGTCGAGGAGCGTGGTCACCTGTGCTTGCTCGATCGCCCCCAGCTGTACGCCGGTGCCGAGGGCTTGGACGGCCTCGCCGATGGAGGTGAGGAGGTCGACGCGCCGTTTCAGCTCTGCGTCGTCGTCGAGGGCGGACATCCACTGCTCGACGAGTTCGGGCGGGCAACCGATTTCGATGAGGGAGCGTTCGCGGGGGACGCCCGCCTGGGTCTTCGCCTGGACGGTGGCCCAGCCTTCGGCGTCGTCACGGTAGTCGGCGGGCTGCCAGCGCACGGTGACATCGACGTCGTCGTAGCCGAGGAGACTGAGCGCGAACTCGAAGGCGTCCGCGTGCGTGGCGCCGAAGGAGCGCTGCCGGGCCTGCACGCGGGCGGTCTGTGAGGCGCGCGCCTCAATGCGGGCCTTGCCGCTGATGGCGTCGCCGGTGGAGTCGAACTCGGCGAACGGCGTGCCGGTCACCTGCGCCATGGCCTTGACGTACCGGTCGAAGGGGGCGAGGTAGACCTGCGGGTTGGCGGCCTCGAACTGGCCGACTCCCTTCAGCCCTTGCAGCATCCACATCTCGCCCGGGTCGTTGCGCAACTGGGAGGGGTTGAGCGGCGATTCCGGGTCGCCGCCGATGTCCTCGGGGTTGTCCGGGTCGAAGTCGGCCTGCATGCCGGACTGGTCGACCTGCGGGTCGATGAGCCCGTACCGCTGCGGCAGCGACTGGTAGTCCACGGTCGCAGCGTGGGAGACGACGAGCTTGTTGATGAGGGCTTGGGGGCCGTAGGCGGCGTAGTGCTCAGGCCGCCCGTAGGGGCGGGCGGTGCGGTAGTGGAAGAACGGGATCTGCCCGTAGGGGTTGGGGAGGACTGCGTCTTGGCCGTCGCCCGTGTAGGGCTCCCATTTGTCCTGCTTCCCAGTGTGCTTGCCCGTCCACACCCACCGCTCGATTCGGGCCGGGTCGTCCTCGCCGAGGTCCGGGTAATAGAGGTCGGCCCGGATCACCTGGGCCTTGCCGGTCCCGGTGCACCAGGACTTGATGGCGAGCTTCTTACGGAGCGGGTTCTCCTCGTCGTAGATGACCCGCACGGTGGCCGCGCTGTTGACGAGCATGTCGACGCCCGTGATGGTCCCCGCGTTGTCGACGGCTGGCCAGACCATGAGGTAGGCGTCGCCCTGGGAGCAGGCGCGGACGTGGAGGGCGGGGAGTTCCTCGTCGAGCTGGTTCCGTTTGATCAGCGCGGCGATGTCCTCGTCGGCGTCGTCGTCTCCAGTGGTGATGGCGGTGATGTGGAGTCGGTCGGTGACGGCGGTGACGGGAATCCGCGCGAAGTTGATCTCGTCCAACTCGTCGAGGTTGGACTTGGCGAGCATGCGGGCGACCTTGTCGGAGGCGAAGATCTCGTCGACGTCTCCGTCGAAGTACGCCTCGGCCTTCGCGTAGCCGGGCCGGGCGGCGCACAACTCGGCGTAGGCGTCGATCAGGTCTGCTGTGCCTGCCATCCCCACACCTCCACCATGACCTTTGAATCGAAGGTTACGGCATCACGCGGAGAACGATACGAAGGTGACGTGGTTATCTTGGGCTCACAGACCACACCGCAGCCCGCTTCCGCACCGGCTGGGGCGGCACATAGAACGCGAGCAGCAGAGCATCCGCGTTGTCCGGCGACCGCCCCAGCCGCTTCTTGATGTCGTCCTTGGGCTCCACCCGGATACGCCCCCGCGGGTCCACGCCCCACCGCGGCGACAGCAACTGCGCGACGGTCGTATCCGCGTTGTCCATCACCGACAGATCCCAGCCGCCCGACTCCGACAGGCCGCGCCCCACCTCCCACCACAACTCGGCCCGCAGATTGAGGAACTTGTCCGGCTGCGACGCCGCCTCGCTGACGTTCACGCCGACAACCCGCGCCGCATGCTCCCCCCGCCGGCCCGCATTCCTCAGCTCGCCGATCACCCCGAAGCCGACACCGATCGAGTCGACCTTCACCAGCGTGGCACCCGACTCACGAACCGCCTGCAACACCAGCGGCGCGATCTGCTCAGGCCGGTCCGTATGCGCACGCCACTCGCGGCCCGCTCGACAACCGCGGCGTTCACGGATCACGGTCTCGTCCCCGCCGCCGCCGACGTCCACGCCGAGCTCCACCGGTATGAGCCGCTCCTGCGGCAGATTCTCTTCGCTGGGCAGGCGGCAGCGAGCCACATCCGATCCGCGCACCACCTGATGGGTGCTGTCCTCGGAGAACTCGCCGAGGACTTTGCTGCGGTAGACCGGGTTGTCCTCTCCCCACTCCTTGGCCTTCTCCTCCACCCACTCCCGACCCACCAGCGAAGCGGCCATCGCCTCAGGTACCTGCTCGCCCGTCAGGTTCGGCGAGTCGAAGGCGCTGATCGCCAGTTGATGCCACGTAGAGCCGGGCGAGCACGCCTTCTTGAAGTACGTGGCAGGAGAGTCGGGGTTGCCGATGGCGACGATGCGGCAGTCAGGGCCGGTCGCGAGGGCGTCGGCGGCGATCCAAAGCTGTTCGGGGACGCCGCATGCCTCGTCAATCACGACCAGGACGTAGCGGGCATGGATGCCCTGGAAACCGGACTCGTCGTTGTCGGCCGGCTTGCGGCCGTAGCCCACGAGCTCTTCGTCGATGAGCCACTCGGTCTGGTTGACCCGGCCGACGAGTTGGCCGGCGCGGTGGTGCTTGCGGATGTACCGCCACAGGATCGCGCGGACCTGGGAGAAGGTGGGGGCGGTGGACACGACGAACGCTTCGCCGGGCGGGTGGGTGTCGAGCCACCAGCAGGCGACGAGGGCGGCCGTGTAGGACTTGCCGACGCCATGCCCGGAGCGGACGGCGACGCGGCGGTGGTCGCGGACGGCTTCGAGGATTTCCCGCTGCTTGGACCAGACGGTCTGGCCGAGGCGTTCTTCGACCCAGCGCACCGGGTTTTGCCCGTACTTGATGGTGCGCTCGCCGAGGGAACGCCGTTCGAAGCCGGTCTTCAGTGTGTCGCGGAGCAGCTTCAGCTGGCGGGTGTCGCCCGCCTTGACGAGGCGCTCGACTTGGGCGCGGACCTGCGCGAGGTCAGGCGCCGGAGTCGCCATCGGCGGGTCCTGCCGCGGTGTCGAGGAGGGTGAGGATCTCGTCGCCGAGTTGCTGGGCGTCGATGCTCACGCGCGAGGGGGCGTCGAGGCCGATCAGCTTGCGGAAGGACTCCAGGGTGGCGCGCCCTTCGCGGAACGCGGCGATCTTCGGCGCGATGTCGGGCAGCGGGTTGCCGTCGTCGTCCGTGATGACCTTGCCGTGGGAGACAGTGATGTAGTCGCCCTCGGCGAGCTCCATCAGCTGGGCGTAGGCGGACTCCAGACGGGCCATATGCAGGGCTAGGAGTTTCTCGCCGGGTTCTTTGAGGATGGCGCGGATGGCGCGGCGTTGCGCGTCGGCGACCGTCTTGTGGTGGAGGCCCAGTTCTATGGCGACGTCGCGCTGGGAGCGGCCGGCGGCGAGCTGGTCGGCGATGTAGGCGTCGCGTTCGGCGGTCTCAAGAGTGGGGACGTAGCGGCCGGTACGGTCGCCTCGGGCGTTCTGGTGTGGGTTGCCGGGCGGGTTGGCCATGGTGGGTGCCTCCTTCGACCTGTACCTTTGAATCGTAGGTCAAGCGCCTATTTTGCGTTCGATTCAACGATCGGTGGCCGGTGATGGTGTCATCCCGCGGAGGCCGCTACGGCTTCGTATTCCGCAGCAGGCACGACGCATATAGAGCCCTGCGCAAGAAGGGCGCCAGCAAGACCAAGGCCGCCCGCATCGCGAACGCAGGCCGGACCCACGCCCAACGCAGCGCCATGGCACGCAAGGCCAGCCGCACCCGCAAGATGCGCGGAGGCCGCTGATGCCGCTCCCCGTCGGCGTCGACGCCGTCACCCTCAACGCCGGCACCAACGGGCTGCGCGCCCCCGACGGCACCGCCTGCACGGGTACGGTGACGGTCACTCCGTCCGTGACCAGGGTCGTGTCCGAGGAGCATGGACTGATCGTGCTCGGCTCCTCCAACGCCACCCTCGGCGCCTCGGGCATGTTCACCCTCGGTCCTGTCCTCGCCACCGACGCCGACGGCTTCACGCCCACCGGCTGGACCTACCGGGTCGACGAGAACTTCACCGGGCATCCGCCCCGCTCCTACAACGTCAGCCTGCCCGCCACCACCCCGACCGTGGCACTGCCGGATCTGGTCGAGGTCAGCACGTCCGACGGCACCGTTGTGCTCCATCCGCCCGGCGGCGGCACCCCGTCGGCCACGGTGGTGTCGGAGACCGGCTTCGGGCAGGCGGCCACTGCGGGCGTAGCTACGGCCTACTCGCGCGGCGACCACACCCACGGCACACCCGCCCTCCCCCCGACCGGCACGACGGCCGGCACTTACGCGGCGGGTAACGACTCCCGGTTGTCGGACGCTCGCACGCCGACGGCGCACGCCGCATCGCATGGCACCGGCGGGAGCGACCCTGTGACGCCGGCCGCGATCGGTGCCGAACCGTCCGGCACTGCGGCCTCTGCGGTGACCACGCACACGGGGGCAACTGACCCGCACGGCGACCGGGCTTACGCGAACAGCACCTTCGCCACCCAGTCCACTGTGTCCACGATCGACGGCTACCTCAACGACGCCCTGAACCGATTGCAGGCGATCGAGCAGGGCACCGCCTACCTCGCGGGCGGGCACTTCACCGGCCCGGTCGACATGACCAGCTCCCTCACCGTCGGCGGCTACACCACCCTCCAAGGCGGTCAGTTCAACGGGGACTTCGCCGCGTTCGGCGATATGACCTTGTACGGCACGAACAAGGGGTTCCGGTTCCGGCGCGGCGGATCAGCCACCGACTTCGAGGGCGCCGGCACTGACTTGCTGGTGTCCGTGTGGTCGGGCGGTGACTTCTCGGGCACGCAGCACTCGTATCTGCGGCTCAGCGCGGACGCCCAGAACGCGCAGTTGGCCGGGCCGCTGGAGGTTGTGAGTTCGCTGTATGGCGGCGCGGTCCACAAGCTCGACCCGACGACGGGTGTGGCCGGGCTCGGCGGCAAGAACGCCCTGAGCAACATCCGCGCGTCCGGGCGGCTGGCCACGACGGGCGCGCCGACGTCGGGCACGTGGACGGCCGGGGACACGGTGCAGGACGCGGCCGGCGCATGGTGGCTATGCACGGTCGGGGGTACGCCTGGCACGTGGTCGGGTGGGGCGCAGTCGTGGGTGTTCGATGTGACGGCCTACGGGGCGAAGGGTGACGGGCAGGTCGTCGCGGACGGGGCGATGGCGTCCGGGTCGGCGACGCTCACGAGCGCTACTGCCGGGTTCACGGCGGCGGATGTCGGCAAGGCCATCTCTGTGAAGGGCGCTGCGGCCACTGGCGTGACCACGCTGGTCACGACGATCTCGGCTTACGTGTCCGCCACTCAGGTCACCCTGGCCGCCTCGAATGCGTCTGGTGGCGCGGTGTCGGGGGCGATCGTCATCTGGGGCACCGACGACACGACGGCGATCCAAGCCGCAGTGGATGCCGCGGAGGCGTACCTGTCAGGCGGACGCACCTACGCACAGGTCTACTTCCCTCCGCGGGCGCCGTACATCGCCGCCGGAGCCCTGAACACCAGCAAGAGCGGCAACGGTCAGATCGTCTTCGGCGTCTACTCGACCACCGCCACCAAGAAGATCCTGGAGTTCCGCGGCGCGACCGACGGCGCCGCAGCCGTCCGGCACTGGCAGCAGACCGTCCCGCAGTACGCCGGATCATGCATCATCAGCCTCGGCGTGTTCGCGTCGACAGCCGCACAGATCAGCTCCATCAACGCCGCAGGCAACCCAGGCGTGATCTGCGGCCCGAACGAGGGCGCCGGGTACGGGGCGGGCGCGGTGTACTCCAACGTGCAGGCCGTCATCCGCAACCTGGCGATCCTCACCACGCACTCCGCCTACGGCCTCACCTACGGGGCCGCCAACCTGTATGGCGTCGCCAACTGCCATGTCGAGAACTTCGGGTACGGCACGGCGGGCGTGGTGCCGGGCAGCGACTACTCCAGTCCGGGCACGTTCGGCACGGGCCTGTCGATCGGGCTGTTGTTGCCGGCGCCGGGCAACAACGATCACGTCGTCGCGAACAACATCAGCTGCGGAGGCGGCTACACCTACGCGGCCTTCGTGACCGAGCACCTGATGATGACCCGCTACATGGCCCTCTACTGCTGGGCCGGGCTGGTCGCGGTGGGCAACTACTTCGGGAGCGTCGGCTCCGTCCACGCCATGAAGGTGATCGGCGCCAGCATCGAGGCCTGCATCAACGAGCTGTACATCCTCGGCGTCGGCTCGGCGGGCATCGGACCGATCATCGACATCGACCAGCTGTCGACGGAGAGCAGCACCCCGAACATCGGCGGGCAGGCCACGCACATGGCCGCGGCCCGGGGCATCGTCCGCTGGACGGGCCTGTTCACCGAGTCTGGGCTGACGCACGACAATCCGTGCGGCATCGAGTCGATCAACGCGCAGGCCGTCAGCGCCGTCCGCGCGGTCACCGCGTCGACGACGGCGCGGCCGATCGACCGGGTCATCAAGGCCGACGCAACCACCGGCGGCGTCACGGTGTCCCTGCCGTCAGCGGCGCCGAACCCGGTCATCTACACGATCATCAAGTCGGACGCATCGGGCAACACCGTCACCGTCGATCCGGCCGGCTCGGAGACCATCAACGGCTCGGCCACCCGGGTGCTGTCCTCGCAGTGGGACACGCTCACTGTCAGGTCCGACGGCGCCAACTGGCTCGCCATCTAGGAGACGTTCATGCCCGTCCGCTGCCCCGAGGCCGACACCCTCGACGTCCACGGCGATCCGCTCCCGCTTCAGTGCGTGATCTGGAGCGACGACCCCGACGGCCGGCACGTGGGCGAACATCTCGTGCACACGCCGCCGTCATTGGGCGACGACCACACGTGGGCCAACGGGAACCCGCTGTCCGAGCAGGAGGCGGCCGACTTGGTAGCGAGGGGCTTGCATCCAGGCACTGCTGCCTGACGAGACCTTCCCGGGTGACGGGAGGGTCGATGCCCTCGGAGGACGTGGCACTCCGGGGGCATCGGCACGTGGTGGGTCAGAAGTTGGCGTTGGCGATCATCTTGCCGTCTTCGCCGTACACGGTGACCAGGCCGTTGTCGGACTCGTAGCAGGACGTGAACGCGGTCGCGATGAGCTTGGCGTCGCCCTGATGGGAGCTCATGAGGCCGCCCTTGTAGTCGGTGTACACCTCGACGGAGTCGAGGATGTTGTTCTGCTTGTCGGCGCCGGTGACCTTGGTGACGTGCTTGACGGCCTTCTGTTCGGTGGCGGTGCCGGTCTTGTTGACGCAGGCGGTGAACTCCTCGGCCTGGGTCTTCTTCGGCTTGCTGTCGGCGTCCTTGGCGTTGGTGTCGCCGGCTTGCTGGGCGCTGTCGGTGCCTGCTTTGGTGCCGCCCTTGTCGTCGTTCATGGCTGCGTTGCAGCCGCCGATGGCGATGATGCCGACGACGATTCCGCCGATGATCTTACCTTTGGCCATGGTTCCCCCTGGTGTGGTGCGGGTTGCTGTGGTGCGTGAGCGTATGGGGGTTGGGGTGGGGGTGTGGGGGTTGTGACGAGCCTGTGACCGGATCGAGTGAGCCCGGGCACGGCGGAGGCCCACTTCCGGGCGGCGGGGGTGGGCCTTCTGCTGTACGGGGTCAGGCGTCGGGTCAGAAGCCGCCGCCGGGGAACGTCGGCTGGTGGTGGCGCTCGACGTGGTCGCGCATGTACGACCGGAGGCGCTTGGCCTCCTCGTCTTCGCAGCCCCGGAAGCGGACTTGGGCGGGGCAGCGGGGGCAGCGGATGCGCTCGTAGCCGCCGAGGATGTCGGTGATGCGGTCGATGGTCTGCCGGATGGCGGTGGCCACGGGAGTCTCCTGTCGGGTCGGGCGGTCAGCCGAGCTGTGTGCTGGTGATGAGCGGGTGGGGTTCGAGGGCGACCCAGTCGCAGCCGCCGTGGGCGTGGACCGCGCCGGACTCCTCGTCCTGCCAGGCGCTGTCGAGGTCGAAGGGGATGCGCTTGGCGGCTTCGACGAACGGGCCCTTGGCGGCTTCCTTGCTGGCGTAGACGCCGAGGACTTCGCCGCCTTCGTGGTCTTCGCCGGTGGAGAGGACCCAGACGATCGGTCGGGTCGGCTGGTCGTTGAGGTGGGCGAGTTCGGTCATGGGGTGAGTCTCCTTAGGCGGCGAGCGCATCCGCGAGGATCTGGACGCGGGCGGCGATGGGGCAGTCGACGGGGTAGAGGACGGTGACGGTGGCGAGGCCGGTGGTGGCGCGCTGCTTGGGCTCGTCGGCGGCGGGGCGGGCGATCAGGTAGCCCTCTCGGAGTCGGCGCTGAGGCGCGCCGCCACATCGAGCAGCGTCTCTGCTGCCTCGGTCAGTGCCTTCGCCGCCTCTCCTTGGCCAAGCGCGGGAGGAGGCGGTGGGGCTCCCATGTCGAAGTCGGCCCCGTAGAGCGCAAGGATCTCCTTCGCCCACGCGACCTTGTCCACTACGCGCTGTCCGGGCGGCTGGCTCCGGCTCCACAACTCCAGGTTCTCGATCCGGTTGTCGTCGCGTACGCCGTTGAGGTGGTGGACGTTCTCCTTCGGCAGCAGAGCGCGTCCGAGGAACTGCGACATGACCAGCACGTGTTCCATGACGTAGCCGCCCTTTTGGGCGTTGGGGTGGTCCGGAAGATGGATGAGCCGGTACCCCGAGTTGTTGGTGATCCCGCCCTTCCAGAGGTGGTGCCGGTCGCCCTGCTTCGAACAGGGCTTGCACATCTGCTTCGCCGTGACGGAGATCAGCGTGTTGCACTTCAGACAACGCTTCTGGAGCCGGGCCTTCCTGGCTTTGTAGCCGCAGGGGTAGCAGGCCGCGTGGTCCTTGGGGAGTTTCCTGACCTCGCCGCAGACGTTGCACTGACCGATTCGTGACACGGGGTTCCTCTCAGGCAGCCAGCGCCAGCTTGGCGGCGGCGGTCTTGTAGGCGGGCTTGCGGGGGCGGTAGATGACGGCGATGGCGGCGACTTCGGCGCGGCTGTAGCGGGTGCACTGGCGGGCGCGGCCGTGGGTGTAGCTGACGCCGGGGGTGCCGACTGCTCCGGCCTTGGCCGCGTTCTTCCGCAGGCTGCTGGCGACGGTGCGCGCCTCGCGGACGCCGAGTCCGGCGGCGATGGCGTGCGTTGCCAGGGTGGCAACACCCTCGCGGCGGATCTTGGCGGCGGCGCGGTTGGTGCGGGTGCGCTGGGCGAGGATGCGGCGGGCGGTGCGGGTGCGGTCGTTCATCGGGTCCCCCTGCTGCGGTGCGGTTTCTGTAATACGAGAATGCACCCGGACCATGGGGGTTGTCAACAGGCTTGCGCAGATGGATCCTAGTTTCTGTAATACGACACCGAGGAGGACCCATGGCGCGGCCCGCCACCGGCCAGACCCCGCCCATCTCGTTCCGCCCACCGAAGCAACTGCTCAAGGACTTCGACGCCACCATCGAAGAGGGACGTTCACGGTCCGACGTGCTCATCGAGTTGATGCACGAGCGGGTCAGCAAGAAGCCGCGTCTGCGCCCGGTGGGCAGCGAGGAGACGACCACATGAGCGAGCTGGAGACCCTGCGCACGGCCCTGGTTGAGGAACTGTCCTGCCTGTGGAGCGACCTCCAGACCGCACGCCGCAGCGCCTACCGGGATGGCTGGTCGGTGCAGTGCGACTGGGTCGAGGGCCGCATCAAGGCGATCACGCCGCTCGTCGGGCCGACCTCGTGGAAACAGATCAACATCGAGCTGATTGAGGACGGCGTTTACCAGCGAATCCACGCCGAGCTTGGGGTGGACGCCCCCTACGACGAGGAAGGGGTGCGCGAGCATCGGGCATACCTCAACGCGGTGGTCAGCGAGGAGTCGACGTGAGCCAGCTGCCCGAGGGGGAGATCGACTGCCCTCACTGCCACGCCACCCCGGCCACCATGGACGTCCGGATCATCGTCGGCCGCGCGGACCTCACCACGGTTGCGATCCGGCACACGAAGGACTGCGTGGACTACACGCCACCAGCCGAACGCTCGGACGAGGAGCCCGCACCATGAGCCTTCCCAACCTGACCCCCACCCTCCGTGTCGGTGACCCCCGCTGTGGCTCGCGCGACACTGACGACAGTCCCACCTGCGGCGCGCCTGCCATCTGGCACGTCGCGTGGCGTCTGGCCCCGGCAGCCGAGTTCTCCCTTGTCTGCGACGAGCACATGACTCAGGCGCAGCGCACGTTCGTCTACGCCGACCGACACCCCGCAGACGTGGCCTGCGACATGCCTGGCACCGGCTGGGAGATCGGTGACCCGAGCCGCTGCGTGCTGCCGCCGGAGGAAACCGACCACGCATATCTTGCGGCGAGGGAACAGCCCACCGCATAACGAAGGCCCCGCCCAACCAGGCGGGGCCTCTTCGTGCACGGTCAGCCGATGCTGCCGTTGATCGACCCGTCGTCGTAGTAGTCCAGCATGTCCTTGTCGCCCTTCGGCATCTCATCCAGCGTGTGCGACAGGACCAGCGCGAGATAGTCGTCCCGCGTCAAGTCCTCACAGCCCGGGAGGGTGCCGCCTTCCTCGACGGGGCCGGCGTCGAAATCGTGCTCGGCGATCAGCCGCTTGCAGTCGGCGACCTTGTCGTCGTAGGACTCGGCACGGAGCCAGACGATGGTGCCCGCGACAACGAGCGCGGTGACGACGGCAGCGGACAGGATGATCCAGGCTCTTCGGCTCATAGTCCCCCCAAGGGCAGTTCGGTGGGCGGGATCGTAGCGCCGACCACCGACACGCTGCCCCAGAAACGACGAAGGCCCCACCTCGACGGGGGAACGAGGTGAGGCCCCTTCTTCGTACTCGCCAGTCTGGCACGACGGCTACATGGTCACCTCGTTCTTCCCGAAACGGGCGTGCTGGTGGACTTCCTGACGGATATGCACCGTCGTCCGGCCACGCGACCCGAACGCCAACAGCAGACCGATCAGGAGCGCCAGACCCGACGTGCCCATGAGCGCGGCGCCGGCGAACATCTGGCCCACGCCGTACCCGAGCCCTGCCCCGGCCGCTCCGATTCCGACACCGCCCGCGATGAGGCGCTGAGCCACGGGGTCGAGGAGCGGCTGAGGGGTGAGGTCGCGGACCGGCATCGGCTGCACGGGGGCCGGCGCCTGCGACTTGCGCATGGGCACCATCTGCCCGTAGGCGTCCGGCACGTAGACGATCGGGTCCCGCTCAGCGTACAGCTCGACGGGCTGCGGCTGCCCGGCGGCCGGGCTCGCGTACTGCTGGTACCGCTCAGGCAGGGCGGACATGGCGGCCTTTCTCAGGACTGGTCGGGGCGCACGGCGTAGCGGCCGTACTTGGGCTTGTGCACACGCGAGTCCTCGCCGAGCCAGCGGCCGATCGTCGCGGCGTGCGGGGTCTCGTAGCCGTGCGGCTTGAAGAACCGCTCGAAGATCTCCTGGACGGCCGCCGGGCCGATCCCGTCCTCGCCTGCCTTCGCGACGATCCCGAACACCATCTCCCTGCGGGGATCGGCGTCATCACCCTGCTGGACCGTCGGCGGCGGCTCGACGGCGGGAGGCTTCCAGGTGACTCCGCCCCCAGCGAGGATGTCGAGGAACTGGGCGTCCAGGTCGTCGTCCCGGGAGCTGGTCTCCTTCATCGCGTCGTGCAGACGGCGGCGGGCAGCCTCTGCCTGGTCGATGACGTCCTGCGCGTCGCCGCCGGCCGGAGTGGTTCCCCAGCCGTCGGTGACACCGGTGCCGCGCGTTTGCGGTGCGGGCGCCTCCCGCTCCTCCGTGATGGTGGGGGTGGGTCCGATGCCGAAGAGGTGGTCGGTGTTCATCCACCGCTGCTCATACGCCTCGCCCGCGGCCTTGCGGGACAGCTCGTCGAGCTCGGGATGCCGGTCGGCGGTCGCCTTCACGATGTCGAGGATCTGGTCCGGCTTCAGCCGGTAGATCTTCACCGGGTGGACCTGGCCCTCGCCGTCCTGGATGAGCGCGCACCCCGGGTAGGGGGCGTCCTCGGCGGACGCGCCGTGGTTGTAGCCGAACAGGTAGTTCAGCTCGGCGTCGTGGGCGACCTTCATCCCGGCCTTGTAGGTGGACTGCTTCAGCACCTGCGGGTCGGACAGCACGTCCTGGGTGGCGCGCAGCCCGGACGTGGTCTCGTTCACCGCGGCGGCGCGGGCGATCTCCAGGGTCTGGATGAGGTCGTCGCCGATCGCTCGGAGGATCTCCTGGCGGCGGGAGCGGGTGGAGAAGATCTCCGCGCCCTCGTCGTTGAACACCCGGATCTCCGGCACCTCGTGGTCGACGGGCAGCTTGTCGTCGTTCGCGGCGATCTCCCGGTCCTGGTAGCCGACCTTGCGGGCCTTCGCGATCCGCACCAGCGCCGCGGCCATCGCGCGCGCCTTCTCCGGGGTGTCCGCCACCCAGTCGATCGGCGGCCTGCCGGGACGGCCCGCAGTGTGCCAGGCGCGCATCCACTTCAGGGCGAGGCCGCCGCCGTTGAGGTCGATCGCCCACGAGATCGAGTCGGTCATGCGGCAGTTGTTGGCGACCTGCACGTGCATCAGGTTCGACTTGCCGGATCCGCGCTGCCCGACGATCAGCATGGACGCCTGCCGGTGGACCGGCCCCTCCGGCGTGCCGTCGCGGCGCACCCCGACCGGGGCCGGAGCGTTCACGGTGAGCGGCGAGTAGTCGGCCGGGTAGTCGACGTCGTCGACGAGCCGGTTGACGGTGGTGACGTGGATGAGGACCGCGCCGCGGTGCGCACCGGGTTCGACCTCCACCCCGCAGCCCTCGGCGAGTTTCGCGTCCGCAGCGAGCTGCTCCTTGTAGGTGGCGATGTCCTTCCACCGGGTGCCACCCGCTCCGCACTCGCCGTCGAGGCTGAACCCGCCGCCGGACGGCCACTGTTCGACACCGACGATCTGCACGACGGTGCCGTGGCAGACGCGGACGATGCGGTCCTCCCACTCGTCTGCGATCTGCTTGCGCTTACCGTCGAGGGTGGCGCGGCGGGCCGCGGCCTCCTGCTCGGCGCGCTCTTCTGCGGCGGCGGTCTCGACGTGGTGGGCGCCGGCCATGGCGGCGCCGAGGCCGAGGGCGCCGATGAGGAGACTGCCGATCCCCCACTGGGACCACGGCCCGTTGACGATGGCCCACGAGCACCAGCCGCCCGCCGCAAGCCAGCCTGCGGCGCGCAGGGTGAGGGTGGCGGTGGTGACGTTGGCGCGGCGGCCGGCGAGGTGCGTGCCGACGGCTCCGGCTCCGGCGGCGAGTGCGGCCCACTCCCACGGCATGGTGGTGGCGTGTCCGGCGTAGCCGACGGCGAGGGCGGCGAGGCCGGTGTTGATGGGGCCGGTGACGGGGCCGTGCTTGGCGTCCCAGTCGAGGTTCACAACGTGCTCCAGGTCGAGGGTTAGAGGTTGGCGGAGACGTCCCACATGCGCTCGCCGGCGACGCCCTTGCGGGGGTTCTCCAGGCGGGCGATGTCGACGTCGTGCAGGGATCGGAACGCGGGCTGCAGTTCGGTGGCGAGTTCGGCGGCCTTGAGTTGCAGGGCGTGGATCTGCCGCATGATCTCGACGATGTTCGGGTGCAGCGGCTGGTGGGCGTCCGCGTTCTCCACCGTGACCTTCATGGCCTCGGCGTGCAGGCGCAGCGCCTCCTCCAGTCCGGCGAAGTCCTGGCCGACTTGCAGCATGCCTTGCGGCTGATAGTTCGCGGCGGCGCGGGCGGCTTCCATTGCGGGGGCGACGAAGTGGTGTCCTCCACCGGACATGGCGGGTCCTCCAGTTGTGGTTGCGGGGATGGGTGAGGTGGGCCGGCGGACGGTGTCCGCTACTGGCGGTTCGGTTGGGGGGCCGGTCTGCTTGCGGCGGTCCCGGCGGCGGCGCCATACGGCGAGGAGCCGGTCGAGTCCGGCGCGGCCGCCGCGGCGCAGCGCCGTCCACGCTCCGGCGAGAAGCGCGGACAGTCCGTCGCGTGCGGCGCCGGCGGCATGCCGGAGTCCACGGCCGATGGCCCTTACGCCGCGGCCTGCCCACTGGCGGGCCTGTGTGGCTGCCGCGCGGGTGGCTCGTGCTGCGGCGGCGCGCACGGTCTGCGCGGCGCGGCGGACGGGTCCGGGAGTCTGCTCGCGGTCCTTCTGCCTGCGGTCGCGGTCGCGCGGGGAGCGGTTGCGTTCGGGCTTCCGGCGGCGCAGGCCGCTACCCCCGGACCCGTTGCTGCGATGGCGGTGCGCTCCACCACTCCCGCCGCTACCCGGGCGCCCGCTACCGCCACGGCCGGGCGCCATGCCGCCGCTACGCAGCAAGCTGCCACGCGTAGCGCCACCGCCACGACCGCCCGACCCGCTACGCCTGAGCCCGCTACCGCCGCCCGCACCGGGCGCTACGCGGCCGCTACTGCCACGCAGTTGGGCCGACGACGTGCCGCTACCCGCTCGGGCCGCGACGCTACGCTCCACCGCCGCCCGCCGCCGTAGCGCCGCAGCGGTGACACCGGCCGCGATGACGACACCCGTAGCGGCGGCCGCATACGGGCCGCCGACACGGTAGGCGGTGGTGATGGTGAGCGCGGACGTGTTCCCGGTGGCGGCGAGGACGGGGGCCATGGGCAGGCCGCGGGCCGGCCTCTGCTTCGCGGCGGGCGGCTCGGGGATGGGCCACTCGGAAGGCCAGGCCAGCACCGGGGACGGGCGTGCCACGTCCTGTGCGGGCTGATCCGGGGGCGGTGCGGGGGGTGCCGGTGTCTCGGGGGTCGGCGTCTTGGTGCGGGCCACGGGCGGCCTCTCCTTCACTGTGACTGGAACTGTGACTGCAGTCCTGCCGGGCGGGTGCGGGGGTTTGCGCTGTTCAGGGGGTGGATCGCGGTGTGACTGCAGTTGGACTGCAGTCGCGGTGGGAGTCAGGCGGCGCGCGGGCCGGGCAGGCGTGGGTTCTCGGCTTCGACTTGGCGGCGGATCTTCCCGGCCTGCGCGCGGGAGTTGGGTAGGCCAGCGGCGCCGAGGGCTTCGACGACCGCGCCTTCGGTGGGGCGGTGGCCGAGGTGCAGCCACAGGGCGCGGACGACGTAGTGGGGGGTGCCGGGTTCGTAGCAGGGCACGCCCGGGTCGGTGGTGGCGTCGAGCGTGGCGGTGGCGTCCTCGGCGGCCGTTGTAGCGGCGTGCGCGGTCGCGGTGGTGCGTGGCGGCTTGGGTGTAGCGGGTGGTGGCGCTACAGCCTGTCGGGGTGTGGCGGCGGGAAGCTCGGTGGCGCTACTGAGCATGGCGGCGAGCGCCGTGTTGGCGCCGTCGACGATGCGGGTGTTCTGTACGTCGGTCAGTGCGCTACCGAGGGTGGCGTCGTGGTGGCCGAGCTTGGCCATGAGCCGCCACGCCACGAGCTCCGATACTCGGCGCACCCACTTCCAGGGGTGGCGTTCGGCGCGCGCCCGGTGGTAGGCGATCTTGCGGAGGATGGCGGCGTTGCGGCGTTGCGCTTCGACGTCGATGCCGGTGCGGTGCACGACGATCCGGCGGGCGAGGAAGCTGGTGCCCTCCGCGGAGGCGGTCATGGCGAGCGGGGTCAGGGCGAAGACGACGGCCTCGGTGCCGGTCGGTGCGATCGCCAGGCCCATCACGGAGGCGGTGGCGGGCAGCAGCCACAGTGCGGCGCGGATGGCGAGGGGGGCGGCCTGGCCGAGCATGGTGACGCCGATCATGACGATGGCTGCGACGAGGGTGGCGCCTTCGCCGGCGGCGACGACGCCGAGGGCTGTCTCCTTGCGGTGCAGGACGCTGGCGGCGTTGGCGTAGGTGCCGATGGCGCCGCCGATTCCGACGGTGATCATCGGGATGGTGGCGATGGCGAGGACGGCGATCTGCCCGCCGGTGAGCTTCTTCACGGTGACGGCTCCGTGGGTGGGGGCTAGTTGTGGCGCCAGGCGATGACGGCGAGGGCGCCGGCGAAGAGGGCGGCGAGGGCGAGGTCTGCGTAGAGGGCGGCGATGGCGGCGAGGGTGAAGCCCCAGCGGGTGACGGGCAGGCAGAGGGTGTTGAGGAGGGGGGACTTGGCGCGGAGGCGTTGGCGTCGGCGTTTGCATGTGGGGCAGGGGGCGCGGTGTGTGGTGGTGCGCGCCATGTCGGGTTCCTTCCGGGTGAAGCCGGCCCCGCGTGGGGGTGGTCGCGGGGCCGGCGGCTTGTGGGGGTTCAGCGGCGGGTGATGCCGAGTGCTGTGGTGAAGAGGGCGGCGGTGTACGCGTAGGCGGCCCAGAAGCGGGCGCGCATCAGGCGGTCACCAGTCCTCGCCGGGGATGTGGCCCTCGCGGAGCGCTGCGGCTTCCTCGCGGTACTCCTGGGCGTGGTTCCGGGCGGACTCGGCGGCCCGGGCCGCGCGTGCTTGTGTGCCGGGACTGTTGGCTGGGTCGTTGGCGGCGCGGGCGCCGTCGGCGGCGTTGCGGTCGCAGCGGGCGGCGCACTTGTCGCGGTCGTTGGCGAGTTCGAGCATCTCGGCGCGGGTGGGGCGGCGGCTCATGCGGTCACCGCCGGTCGCGGGAGGGCGCGGCACACGGAGGCGTGGGCTTGGGCCAGTTCGCGGTTGGCGGGGAGGTGCTGCTCGATGCGCGCCTGTTCCTTCTCCGGCGGGTCGTAGGCCATGCCGCCGGTGTCGGTGCGGTCGACGTGGTCGCAGCCGGTGCAGGTGGCGAGGAGCAGGCTGCTGTGGCTGGTGTAGGTGATGTCGACGGTGGCGCCCGCGACGGTGACGTAGCGGGCGATGACATCGTCGGGCCACGGCTGGGTGGCGGGGCTGGGCTGCGCTTGTGTGGTGCCGTTACGCTCTTGCACGGCTGTCCTTCCTGTTCACAGCAGGTTGGGCGGCTGGCCCGACAGGGGTTGCGCCCCCTGCCGGGCCGGCATGGGTTATCGGTTGGCGTGCACCTTCTGGGTGTGGTGTTGGCCGACGTGGCCCAGTGGGCGATCGCAGGCGTTGCCACCACCGCTCACGTGTCCGCAGGACCCGACGCGCGCCAGTTCCGTGGCCCGCTTCTTGGCCGCAAGGCGACGGTTGGACTCTCGCTTGCACTCGCGACACGACAGGTGTCCGCGCGCGTTGGTGATGGAGTTCGCGTCGTCATAGGCGTGGCCTGCTGGACAGTGGCTAGGCCGTTGACGGGGCGTGCTACCGCCATGCTTCCTGGCCCACCGCTCCCGGTCGCACTCTCGGCAGGCCATGCCTTGACGACCAGCGTTGGCGCCGTCGTACGCATGGCCGTTCGGACAGTGCGTTCTGTTGCGCACGGCCTGCTTACTGATGTCTAGGTGCGTCGGGTAGGCGGCGAGCTCGGGTTCCTTTGCCTCGATGCGGCGGCGCGCGGCCAGAGCCGTCGCGGGAGTGCTGCCGATTCCGGCCGTGCTCATCGCGCGCAGCACATTGGAGATCGTCGGGCGCAGCGCGAGTTGGCCGTAGAGCGGCCTTACGACAGCGTCGATTTCTTCTTTGGTGGCTCGACGCCTCCCTGCTTCGGCCACCTCTCCCCGCCTGACGTTCTCGGCGAACGTAACGGCTTCCAGGTGGGCCGGGTTCGAGCATGCGCGGTTGCGGCAAAGGTGATCGAGGACAAGGCCGTCAGGAATGGGGCCGCGCGCAACGAGGTAGGCGAAACGGTGGGACCGCAGCTTGGCGTGGCGGAAGTTGAACCTTCCGTAGCCGCAGCCCGAAAGGGTGCTGGTCCAGACCCAGCAGTCCCCTTCCATGACGATCTTCGCCTCGAATCGGGCGATGTCGCCGTCCGTGACTTGGATCTCCTGGCCGTCGTTCAGGCGGATCTTCGGTAGTGGGGCCAGGCAAAGCGGCGCGATGAGGGTGCAGTTTGTTGGCGATCCGCCGATAACATTCGGCAAGGTCATGCCTTCCTGATAGCGCAGGTAGGTGTGGCCGACCCGGCCCCGTGTGCGACCACGGGACTGGGGTTGTGGCGGTGCCCGGTGTGCGAC